TCGAACTCGATGCCCTGCCGGATCAGGCCGACGCCGGGCAATTCGCGGCTCATGCCCAGCGGCAGCATTTCGGCGGGCAGCATCTGCAATTGCAGTGGCACCGTCAGACCGTCTTCCGCCCTGCGCGGGCGGATACGGATGAAGACCTCGCCCGATAGGAACACTTCGCGCGCGGCCCGGCGCTGCAGACCGTAGAAATCGGTCAGTCCCTCTGCATCGGCATCATCGGTCCAGGCGAGCCACAGCGCCTGGAGCTGTTCCTTCAGGTCAGCATCTGCAATCGACGACGAGGGTTTGATGCCATCACCCACGACGTTACTTGCAAAAGACTCGACCGCATTCGTCGCATAGCCGTTGTTCCGCACCAGCCAACGTGCGCGGGCGGTGATCGTGTCGCCAGAGGCTGCAATCAGCGTGTTCACATGCGCCCGCGACGCCCGGAAACCGCGCAGCCGCCGGTGGGCTTGCGCTGCATCAAACCCGCCGATAATCGATCCCAGCCGCTGACGGAAGGCTTCAAAGGCCATGGATTACAGCCCCTTCGAGGCCACGGTGCCCCAGCGCCGACGACGCGGGGTGCCGGAGGTGGCGCTGGCAATCCGGGTTTCCAGATCGGAAATGGCATTCGCCAGTTCCGCGTCTGAACCGTAAGTGATTGTCTTGCCGTCGTAGCTGACCGAGCGGACGCCCGCGTAGCGCGCCTCCTGCAGCGCGGCCAACAAGGCGCGCATCCGTTCCAGATCCATGTCAGTCCCTCATGAAGTTCGGTGTGTAGGCCCGGCGTTTGCGCCGTGGCGTCGTTGGTGTTCCCGCCTTGGGCGGGGCGGGCGCGGCCTGTTCGGTCGGTACCGCCTGCTGAGGTGCGGAGCGGGTTTCGACCCCGGCCTGTTCTTCGAGCCGCCGCCATGTGGCCTCGTCCCAGCGATCCGCGCCCATGATCCACGCCGCCGCGCGGGCATAGACCCGGCAGTCCAGCGCCTCGTTGCGCTCGCGCATTTTCTGCCATTCGGGGTGGGCATAGCCGCGCTTGTTGCGCACGGTGACCAGCTGTTCGGCCACCAGCTGTTTCAGCCATTCGGTGTCGATCCAGTCAGGCAGATGCACCGTGCCGGGGGCGTCGAGCACCCCAAGCGAACGGTCTTCATCCGAGGGCCGCTCAAGCCGCAGGTAGCGATACGTCTCGGTCTTGAACGTCGCCGTGGCCACCGACCAGAGCCGGGCACCGCGGCGCAGACGTTTGCCGCCGATGGTGGCGTCGACGAAGGTCGGGCCGGACACCGGCGTGGCGCGATTGAAGCCTTCGAGGCCTTTGACCGGTGCGACCTGATCAAAGCCCTGCGCCCGCGCCCATGCATAAACGGCGGCGGACTCGTAGCCAGTGTCGATGGCCAGCTTGCCGATCACCATCACCGCACCATTGGTGCAGGCCCATGTCCGACTGAGCAGGGCCGTTAGCTTGTCCCAGCGGGCCGGATCGTCGGGGCCACCGGCAATGACGATGTGGTCGACGAGCCAGCTTTCCAGGCCACGCCCCCAAGCCCAGACATCGACCTCAATGCGGTCTTTCTGAACATCGACGCCTGCTGTCAGGAACAGACCGCCCTCGGGGATCTGTGTCCCGAAGGCTTCGCGCCGCTCCGCCAGCCGCTGCCATTCCGGGGCGTCGCCGCTTTCAACCCAAGTCTCGCCCAGCAGGGTGTTGCGCGCGGCGCGCAGCATTTCCTCGGAGCCCTGCGCCGCCAGCCAGTCGCGTGCGATTTGCTGCCAGCTTTTCCAGCCCAGCGGCGAATAGAGCGCTGAGAGGTGGAAGCCTATGGAATGCGGATCGGCTGACACACCCGTCGCGCGCCATTCTCCGCGCTCGAGCATCTGCGTTTTGTGATGCTCGGCGATGGGCTTCTCGCAACCCTCGCAGTGATAGGCCGCCGTATCAGGCCGCCCCTTGTCCCAGCGCAGGCGTTCGAATTGCAGCCATTGCATGTGGCCACAATGCGGGCACGGCACAAAGTAGCGGCGCTGGTCGGAAGCCTCGAACTCCCGCTCAATGCGCGACAGCCCTCGGATCGTCGGGGTCGAGACCATGAACACCTTGCGCCGGTGCGAGAAGGTGGTGGTCCGCGCCTCGGCCAGTGTGACGGGATCGCCTTCCTCGTCGGCCGAGGCCGGATAGGCGTCGACCTCATCGAGAAAGATGTAGCGTGCAGGCATCGAGCGCAGGCCGGTGGCGCTATTTGCCCCGGTCAGAACCAGGATGCCGCCGGGGAATTCCTTCGATAGCATCGAATTGCCCGCATCACGTGACCGTGCAGGCTGCACCCGTTCCTTCAGCGCCGGACTGTCCTCGATCAGGGGGTCGATCCGCCCGCGCGAGGTGCGTTTCGCCATCTCCACCGTCGGCAGCACCGCCAACATCGGACCCGGCGCATGATGGATGACGAAGCCGACCCAGTTGTTGCCCGCCTCGGTGGCCCCGACCTGCGCCGCCTTCATGAAGCTGATGCGCTGCGCCGGATGGCGCGGCGACAGCGCATCCATGATCTCGCGCAGGTAAGGCGTGCGCGCGGTGCGGTATTGCCCGGGTTCGGCGCTGGCCCGCGAGGACAGTTTGCGGTGCTGATCTGCCCATTCCGACACCGTCAGGTCCGGATCAGGGCGCATCCCGCGACGCCAGGCCCGCAGGATATCCTCGGCCCCGTCAAAAGCGAGATCGAGGTCTGCGGTCAGATCGTCGGTGGCCCTGCCGTCGTTATCCGAGGCTGACCCGGAGATCGGCAAGGGCGTCGAGTTGCGCTCTGACATGGGTTTCCAGCACCCTCTGCAGGATCGCGGCCTCGATGATCACCGGTATTCCGGATTGTTTTTCCACCTCCGCTGCCACTTCGGCCGCCATCAACGCCGCCACTCTGCTGGGCCAGGTGACCCAAGTGTCGCGCTCTTGCCGCGCCAGCCGGAACACCAGCGTTTCCGCCCGCGCCCGGTCGACCAGCGTGCCCTTCTTCTTTTGGATCGCCAGCTGGCGTTCCTGGGCCTGATAGACCGTCAGCGCGGTGCGGGCTTTCAGATAAGACGAGCTGTCAGCTGGACCGCTGAACGCAGCATCGCCACCGGTGCTGCGCCGCTGCTGGTCGGGGTCGGTCATGTCGGCCCGGCGCACATCAGAGGCGGCTGCATTGATCGACCCGTCGCTATAGACAACCAGCCGACCGGCCTTGCGCGCCTTCTGGATCGCCCCTCGCGACAGACCGGAATGGGCGGAATACTCACGCTCGGACATACCTTCCATAGCGACTGGGTTGACCTCAAGGTATTGGAGTTAAATGGAAATATTTCTCTTATTCAGTTGATTACACTTCGCAGTAGAGCGATTCTCGGATCAGGAAATCACCCCGGATCGGAGATCAGACCATGACCACCATCACCACAATCCGCATCGATCATGATGCGCTGCCCGACCAGTTCGACCGCTCGCGCCCCGACGCTGTTGCCGAGGCCATCGAGGCTGCGCTGCGCGAGGACGGGATCACCGCAGAGGCCTCCGATGTGATCTCGCACATCAAGATCGAATTGCCGACTACGCAGCTGGCCGCTGCCAGCGCCGCGCTGGCCGATCTGCAGCTGATTTGAAGTCCGCAGTGCAATCAGAAAGCACTGATATTGCTTGGAATTGCCTGCGGTAATCGGCGCAACAAAGCGATTGTGATGACATGAAAACGATGCAACTCACCCAACGGAGCCACGCCATGACACGCCTCAACCCGATTACCACACCCCGCCACCAGCTGCGCGCCGAGAAGGCCCGTCGCAACCGCGAAGCCGCCTTGAGCGCCTTTACGGCCAAGAAGGCCGAGATCGATGAGATGCTCGCTCGCCTGCAGACGCTCAGCGACGATCATTTCAACTGCCATCCTGACGAGGTCGGCTGGGCGATGGTTGGCACCCTTGAGCACTACGCCGGTCTGCTCAAGCGCCTCACCGACAGCGCCTTTGGCGAGGGAGAGCATGCCGAATAAACCGACCACGCGCGATGACGCGGCCCGTCCATGCGGCGGGCTTGCCCCGGTAGAAGGCTGCGCAATGCCGCGCTGCCCGATCAGGCCGGAGGCTCAGATGCCCAAACTCACCGACACGCAATCCACTATCCTCAGCGCGGCCGCCCAGCGCGCCGACAATCTCGCAATGCCGCTGCCCAAGGGGCTGCATGGCGCCGCTGCGAAAAAGGTCATCACCATGATGATCGGGCGCGGCTGGCTCGAAGAGGTCGACGCCAACCTGCGCAAGGGCGAGCCACTCTGGCGCGAGACCGGCGATGGTCACGGTACCACGCTGGTCGTCACCGATGCGGGCCTGCTGGCTATCGGTGTAGAGCCG